CTCCTTTCGCAGCTAGTAGCATACGCTCTAGTTTGTCCAACATTGTCTGCCTTGTCGGCAAGACAATATCAGTAGGTAGATCTCGTTCCACCTCACGGTGGTCAGCGATACTACCCGGCACTCCTTTCAGACCCCATGGATTCCCGGAGGAAGTCCAATGGCTGATCCAGAGGCTATTAGGTAATAGCCTTAGGAGGACCGACCAAACCTTCTTGTCGAAGGTTATCAACTGATCTAACACGGATTCCATTGTAAGAATCCTAAGATCAGGAGACAGTGTAGTTTCACCATATAAATTATGGTTAAGTACACTAGATAGGCCCATCAGGGAGCCAACTTCTGTTTCCCGACTCATAAAGAGTTTTCTTGTCTTTTCTTCACGTTCCCAGAGGGGTTTACCCTCGGAATTGAAGTTAAGACCGAAAGGTAAAGTACAATTCTTTACCAAATCGAAAATTCTCTTTTGTCGACGAGACAGCAGAGAGCGGCTTCGGTACCCTAACTGACGACAGATATCAAGGAAGTTGTCGTTACTAACTTCCGTCCACTTCAACTGAGGTATAACCTTAGTTGAAGTGAATATCTTTCCCGCAAACTCACAAAGGTTTGCGCTAGAGATAGACTTATCTCTAGAGTAAGGGCAATGCATCCGTTCAAGTACCTCAGTGTATTTTACGAATAGGTTATCATCTAAGATAACTACATCGTCTCCAAGTACGAAGAATTTATCATCGTGCTTGCAGTCATTGAGATACCAGAGCAATACTCCATGGGTAAGGGTGAATGAGGCAAAACTTGGGTATAAACCCAAGGGTTGTCCACGCATCCACTGAAGAACACCTAAAGGTGATCGCCAGTTACTTCTCGATATATCCTCGAAGAGGCGTATATCAGAAATATTACCAAAGAGAGCTCGAAGAACAACAACTTGAACTTCCAATGGGAAGTAATCAGTTGCGGAAGATAGGTCGACAGAATGAATCTGTTTCCCTAACTTCAGATGCTTCTGAAGAGTAGCTAGAGGCTTGAATTGATCGAAAGTACAATCCCAAGGAAGGGACTGGACTACTTTATAAACAGCTTTGCCAAAAGGCCGTAAGGCCAATTGGTGAACCAAGTGAGGAGATGCGATTGAACGCAACTTACCACCTGGGTGCTGCAGAAAGTGGATTTCTCCACCTTCTATAAAGTCACGGTCGTAGGACATGGATGGAACTTGGTTTTCCAAGTAATCAACCATTGCACCCATTCCATTAAGGACTGGGGAATAAAGGTTCTTGTATCTAAAATACAAGGCTTTATGTCCTGGAACAGTGAAGTAAAGAGAATTACTCAATACATCCTGATCCTGACCTTTAAGAGGAAAATCATATCCAGATGCTTGTGTAGCATATGGTATAGAGGGTTTTCTCTTATTGGGCGAACCGCGATAGAAAATCAGTTGATTAGACTGATCATCTCGATCAACTTCACGCTTGCGGAAATGTTTTCTTACAGACTTGCTAAGGTCTGCAAGGAATTCTTGTGAAAGACCACAAGGGTCTTCACAGAGAACGCCCTTCATAAATTTCTCTAATTGATCACGAGTTGGTTTTTCGTGAGTAAAAAGAGAATATGCCATTAAGGCTTGGACAGCTTTACCAAAGCAGTCGTCATCCTTAAGAGCAAATCTGAAGAGACGTCCTAGGTAACCGGTCGGTAACCCTCTTGAGTTCTTACGAATTCTTGAGAGCATCGGCAGGCCATCCTGAATCCTGATAAGGTCGACTTTTAAGCCTTTTAGACGCTTAATAGTCCACTCAATACCAGAACATTCCGTCCACTTAACTATCATCCCAGCAATGGGCTTGATAGTGTCTGTGGGTATGCCAATAACCGCTAATCGGTGAGTAATCCCTTCCATGAGTTTGAGGTTTGCCTCAGACATTCGTCCGCCTTTCGGTGGAGGGTTTGTCAACTCATGGCGAGGACATCTCGCCAATGGAATAGGTTGGCTCCATCAAAGCTTCGAAATAAGAGTACTAGATGATATCAAAGTTACCCATCATTCTTAAGAAATTCCTCAACAGATAGTCCACACTCTTCACAGACTTCACAGACTGGAGGAGCCTCTGGGCAACCGCAATTCGGGCATCCTAGCTCGAACTTGCGCTGGAGATACTCAACGCGCTTTTCTGAGCGTTGGGTGCCTCTATCTTGGGATGCACATTCACTCCTGCGACCTCTGATGGTCCGGGATCGGTGTCTACCCATCGTTGATTCCTTTCTTCAGATGATGGTTCCTGAGATATAATCGGTCCTCAATTATTTCGATAATTGATG